TGTGAAACCTAAGAATGTATTGATTTCACCAGCTACAAGAGCTTTAACTGTATTAAAGTCAGAAGAAGTTACTGCTGTTTCTGAAAGTAATGATGCTAAGTTGTTACCATGAAGAACGATATGACGGCCTTCTGGTGGAACATTGTTTTTATCTAAAAGACGTTTAGCTTCACGTAGTTTAGCTACGTTAAGGTTAGAGTCAGTTGCGCCAATGTCGTTACCAACAGTCAATGATGTTGATGAAGTAGAAAGTGCGTCAAGAATCATTTGATCTTGTCTACGACCGATAGCATTAGCAACTAACATTACTAATTCTTGTCTTTCGTCAAAATTAACTTTTTGTTGCATGAAAATGTCTGAATACTCAGCTGCATTCCAGTCTGCTAAAGTAGCAGTTACTTGACTCCAGCCAGCATTTAGAGGTGTTACGTCTGTTTGTGGAACTCTTAAAGTAGCAACACCTTTGCCTACTTTAGGAAATTTTACTACTGAGCCTTCAACGCCGCGTCTTTGGCGAACTGCACCAACTAACTCTGCCTTACCTTGGTAAGCCTGTTTAACTTCGGCATCAAAGAGCGTTACAAAAGCGCTTGATAATCCAATTGCCATGTTATTCTCCTAGAAATGATAAAAATAAAGTTTATCGCTTTGGTTAGCCAGACAAAACCTGGGCCAGTGCTTGCTATTTACGATAGCCAAACGACAAGACAACTTGCGTGAAGGGTTGCGAATGCAATGAGCCTTGAGCAATTTTTAGCATATTACGCAAAATTATGCAAGCATTTTGTGTTAAATGCAAAAAAAAAGACCCACCGAAGTGGGTCAAAACGAACTTTGGAGATTTACCATTAACCAAATGTAGCTTGGAACATTCTTTCTACTTTGGAGCGATATCCTGGATCTGTCTTATATTTTGGATCAGCTACCATAGCATAAAGCTCTTCTTTTGATGGCGCACCTTCAACAGGAGATGATTCAACTGGAATCTTGCCTTCAAATGCACCACGTAGTTTTTCTAATGCAGCAATGCCTTTTGCAGTGCCACCCATGACTTTAAACTCTTCAAAGTCATCTTTACCCCATACGCCTTTTTGAACAAGACCATTAGCCCATTTAATCATGCCATTAATGCGAGCATCAGCATTTGGACCAAGCGCTTTCTTTTCTTGCTCTAATGACATCTTAACATTTTCTGTGTTAGTGCCACCAATTTCAACTACTTTGCTTACTAAGGCATCTAAAGCAGCTTGGCTTACTCCATAATCTTTAGCCCATGTCACAACATGTTGTCTGACTGGATCATCTTCTGGTGTTGTGCCAAAAGCTGAAACATCATACTTACCATCTGCTGGCGCTTTATGTTTACCTTGTGAGATTTGTTTACGTAAATCAGTCCAAGATTTAGCAATAGCCTCTAAGTCTGGCTCTGATTCATCTTTTTTCCAGAAATTCTCTGGCCACCAGTCTGGTCTTTCTAAAGGCTCATCATCTTCTGATGCATCGTCTTTAGCTAAATGACTTACTTCTGTTGCGTTAGGATTTACTTCTTTTGCTTCTGTTTCTATTGCTGCACTATCAAGTAGGCCAGCTTCTTGAGAATCATTCTCATTACCGCTAGGCTCGATATTTTCATCCATTATAGTTTCCTTGCTCGAATTAACCTTGCTTCAATATCCCTCACAATACTATTTTGACCTTCACGATAGTAAGCGTAACTTGAGTCGCTACCAGGCAAGGCAACTGGTTGCTCCAAAACAGCTTGTCTAAGCCATTCTAGTAATTTCTTTCCATCATCATCACCAAAGACGCGCAAGGTAAGACGATCTAAATCATCTCTAGCTTGCTTTACATCTCTTATGTCTAATGGTAATGGTTGATCTAAGTCATCCCATCCAGCCATTATTGTCCTTTCATTAATCCTTTAGCTGCTTCTGCTGCTATTTGAGGATTTGCTTGAACTGCTTGTTGTGCCATTTGCATAGACTTTTGCATAGCAATTTGTCTTTCAGCTGCTGTTGCTCTAACTTTTTGTGGCACACCTAATTTCTCTGCAATAAGATCCATCATATCACCAACTTTAAGTGTTGCTTGAGCTTCTGGACCAGCACCTTGAGCAATTTGAGCATATTGCAACATGTTTTGCACATCTTCCATGTTCTGTGCCATTGCTAATGGAGCTACTGCTGATACCTTAACTTCAAGACCATTGACTTTAAGTGGAAGATCAATCAATCCTTTTTGATCCATCACATCTAAAATCTTAGTAACCAATGGTATCATTGTTTCATTAATAAGTCTACCGAAGGCTGAGCCTAAGTTTTGTGATAATTCTTTCATACGCTCTACAACTTCTGTAGCAGAACGAGCTGACATATTATCTGGTGGTAATGATTCGTCTAAAAGAATACGTTTAATGTTTTGACGAAGATCATTCATAATGATTTGAGATACATTAAAGTCGCCAGAACGTGGTAATGGTCTTAATGATTCACCTTGTGGACCACCATTACGTGCTACAGGAATAATAGCGCCTGGAACAATCTTTACTGTATTTGGATTCAATACGCCATCATCTGCTGCTGTATAGACACCAGAGATTGCAAGTGAAGCATTTTTTAATACTAACTCCAATGTTTTATTTAATGTCTTAATATCTGGCAATGCAGTGATAAGTGGACCACGACCATAGATTTCACCAGCTACTTTCATGTAGCGTGAAATAACCCATGGGCTAGTTTTCATGCGTCTATATACAATCTCTGCTTTACCTTTTTCATAAATGACATGATAACCATAGTCACCACGTTTTGCATCTAAAATCACAGCTTCAATAAGTTCAACATCTTCTGTTGGCTTATCTTCAATCAGCTTAAGTAAATCTGGTGGAAGTTCTGCATCATTCCATTGAGACTGAATAGATTCAGCTTTTAATCTAAATCTACGATATACATTATCTACTTGACCATTAGCGCCTTCTTCAAATGATACTAAGAATTGTGGCACAGGAATAAAGTTAATAGGATTAATATCATCACCAGGCTGAACCATCATAGCAGCAGTGCCTACTGATAGATCAAGTAAGTATTCACCAATGGCTATGTCAAAGTTAGATTGTTTTAATGTTGCGAATAGTTTATCTGTATAGACATCTAATGCGCCTTGTGCTTCTTCTTTTCTTTCCGCTGGAATATCTGTGCCTGGCTCAAGTCTGCACCATTTACGTTGTGGTGGAAATACGCCAGATTGCATACGATTAGCAAATCGTTGTGTAGAATTAATGGCTGTTGAATCGAATACGCGATTCATTTTTTTAGCACCACCTACTTTGCCATCATAGTAACCATCATAAAGATTACGTTGTGGTAAAGCAAATTCGTATGCTTCATCATATAAAGATCTAAAATCTTCTTTTTTACTAAGCGCTTTCTTATGTCGTTTTAGAATATCGTCTACGGATAGTTTCATTATTTCAGCCATAATTAATCTTTCTTATGTGTATTTGCAAATTTTTTAGCAGCTTCTTTACTACCAAATCCCCATGCTTTTAATGCTAACTTTAATCTTGTTGGTCTACCTTTTTCATCTACTAATGGACCAGCCATACCACCAAAACGAGCAGCAAATGATACGCGTCTTGGATTAGTTCCACTTTTAACTGGAGCTTTTAAATTGCCACCTTCTTTACGCTCAAAGTATTTTCTACCAGCTTCGTTCAAACCACCTTTAGGATTTTGATGTTTCTTTAATGTCATTATTCATACCACTCTAAATATAAATGTGCCATGTGACTTGTTCCATTCACATTAGTTAATCTAAATAAATATGTTGTTAATGAGTTTAATACTTGTTCACTGGCATATGCATCACCACCACCAGCTTTTTTACCAACACCACCAGCAATAAATTGAGATTCTAATAATGTTCCAGTTGATGTCACTGTTGGATTTAGTAATAATGCACTAGCACTTGTTGTTGCAGATGTTCTATTACGATTAAATGCAGTTAATGATGTTCCACCAGTAACTACTGCATTCTCATACATATAAACTTCTGCATCACCACCACAGTTTGCTTCATAGATAAGATGTGGCGTTTTTCCTGTAGCCCATGCAACAGCAATATTAATGCTAGCACCAGCTGCAAGCATTGCACTATAAGGATACATTGCATAAGCATAAAAAGCTCTTCCCTCATGTAATCTTAGATGATTAACATCAAGTGTTGGAAATGGTCTATCAGAACTAGCAATGTAACTATTTCCATCTTTATCAACGTATGCTGGATTAACATGACGTGATTTAGTGGTATCTGATTCTCTTAATACATTAATAGCCATTAATCTTCTTCATCAATATCTTCAAATGGATTTTTACCTTTAGCATCAGTAATTGGACCACCTGGCTCCCATGTATCACATGTTCTCGATGATGTGCATGGAATGTCCCATTCGTCACAATAACCACCACTTTCATTTGTATCTACCCATGAAGGATCTACATCTGGTGGAGTGATTTGTTCATACTTTTTCATACAATCATCAATCATTTTTGTTTTCCAATAATGACCACAATTGCCACAAACCATCTCTCTAGCAGCGCATTCACTTACATTCCACTTCATAGACTTCTTAAGCCAAAACATAACTTCTGGCATCTTAGGATTTGGTGGACCAAGATCAGCTTTAACAATACAAATCTTATGATTTGCAATGCTTAAATTTTTGTCAGTTAATACAACTGGACAAGCACCACTTGTATATTCTTCCATATTATTTTCTTGCCATGCCAGCTTCGCTCATTGCAATAGCAACAGCTTGCTTTTGAGATTTAACTACTGGACCTTTTTTAGATCCAGAATGAAGTTTTCCTGTTTTCCATTCTTTCATTACTTTATGGACTTTAGCTTGCATCTTATCTTTTTTCATCATATATCCTTAAACTGTTGGACCAGAACCAAGTGTTTCATTTACACCAGTTTCTGGATTTAATCTTGATTCAGATAATAAAGTGCGTGAACCACCATAAGTTCTTGCTCTACGTTTACCAGCAAGTTCTTCTGATAAATTACGTTTTTCTTGTTCTGCTTGTTGTCTTAATCTTTCGTTTTCTTTTTGTTGTGCTTGCAAAGCTGATGTATCTGGCTTTGGAGCGCCACCGATAATACCACCCATTACGTTCTCCCCATGATTGTGAAATCTTCTTTGTCAGCGCTATACATCTTCATATTGCCTTCTGGAACAAAACCTAGATACTTTGCCCACTTCATAGCACGACTATCAGAGGTTTTAACAGTTATTTGCAATCTGTGCAAGCGAAATAATATCTCGCAGATATCGCAAAACGTAATTGCAGCATTAGTCATAGCAAATGGATATCTTCTAGATATATCCGAAAATATAGACCACATTTCACCTACACCATTCCACATAATAACGCATCCAAATACAGCTGCTGGCTTACCATAAACAAATGCTGTTATGGCTGGACCAAACTCTGCTTGATTAGATATCTGTGTTTTAGCATGTTCTTTACCCATTTTAGAGTTAAAGTAATACTGAGCATCTTCTAATTCATCTAAATGACTTGTAGTGAATGGAAGATAATAAACGCCAGTGACTTCTGGCAAGTGCTTAATGATTTCTGGTAGGTTAGTTAAATACATCAAAGTCAGATGAAGCAACAGTTTGAGCAATCATTGTTGATGCTTGCAACGGACTCTTAGTCATACGCTTATGTTCACCACCACCGAGTAGTAAGTAACCAAAAGCATCACCTACGTGTGAGTGTTCGTTCTTATTTGGCGCATCTCTAAATCGTTCTTGACCAGCACCGACTGACACACGCTTGAAATGATAACCACCAGCTAATGATTTACGCACCATCTTGCATTTTGTTGATATCATAAGACCAGGTTTGCCATTAATGAGTCGTTGCATAGGTGCAGCCGCAGCTTCTCGTCTCACTTTAAAGTCATTGGATGGTGTTGGCTGTGCGCGTAACCCTAAAGTTCGCAAATAATCGAAGGCAGTGACTTCATAAATTGCATCTCGTTGCATACCAGCTGGGTCACCCCATAGCATGACTTGAGCTTTTGGGTATTTGGCGTTAAGTTCTGCTAGTAATTGCTGACCAAATCGCTCTAATCCCATGTCAAAGGTAACGATTTCATCTAAAATAACCCATCTTCCATTAGGATAACGCTGACCAACGACTGCTGCTGGTGTTAAACCAAAGTCAAGACCAACTTGAAGTGAGTGTTCTGGATCATATTCGACTTCACCACTCATAGAATGATCGTCATACTCTGGCCATACTGGTCTACCTTCTTGAACATAGGTGTATTTACCTTCGGCATAGCATTTAATCCAATCCAAGTTCTTACCACCAAGCATTTGCATATAATAACCAGCTGGTAAGTTACCTACGTTTTCAGCTTTAGGATTAATCTTCCACCATCTGCCACCAGAAAATATATGATCGTTCGCTTCTGGATTCTCTGGTAGATCACCTGGTGATACTTCTGTTACACCACCTGGCTGTTTAAAGAATTGCCATGCATATTTACCAGATAGTTTATCTTTTTC